TCTTGACGAGGGTGGCCCAGTCCTCCAGGAAGATCTTGTACGCCCGGGCCCAGTCGATCGCCGCGTAGGCGTCGGGGATGCCCCGCTGCCAGTGCAGCGGCCGGTTCACCGCCACATGCAGCATCGGGGCGGACCAGTCCACCGGCAGCCCGATCCACCGCTGCGGCCGGCGGGCCGGCCGGTAGTCCACACACGGGTACAGCTGTTCCCGCTGCTCGTACAGCGCCGTCCCGTCGGCGGCGTACGTCTTATGCTGCCACCGGCGCCGGTAGTACCACGGCTCGCTCGCGTCCTCCGGGTTGCTGATCACGTCAACGATCTCGTCGGCGGGGACTGAACGGACCTGCACCCGGCCCGTGCGCGGGGAGGTGAACAGGGCGAGAAACAGCTCCCCGTCGGTACCCAGCGCCCGCTCGCACTGGTCGCGGGCCTGCGGGCCGGTGAAGCTGCGCAGGTTCCCCGGGTCGGCGAGGAACCGCTCCACCACCGCCTGCACGTTCTGCTCCCCAGGCTGCCGGCCGTTCGCCCGGGCGGAGATTTCCACACCCTGCCCGTGGACGTAGGCGGACCGCAACGCCAGGCCGCGTTTGATCAACGGGTTCTGCAACGCGAACAGGCGGCAGATCGCCCGTAGCTGCCGCATGCCCTCGGGGGAGAACTCCTGCTCGGCGAGGGCGACCAGCCGCTGCCAGCCCGGCTCGAACAGGTGCCTTTCCAGGTCGGCCACCGACTCGCGCAACAGCTCGTTGTTTTCCCGCTCCGCCGCCAACTCTTCGGTGAGCTGGCCGACGCGGCGTTCCAGCCGGGCCGAGGGGAGAAGGTCACGCACACCCACCTACGCCCACCCCCCTCCCGGCTAGTAGGACGGGCCGATGCGCACTTCGACGTCGTCGTCCTCGACGATCTGCTCCGGCGGCGGTGGCGCGGCGGCGGTGAGCATCAGCGCGTCGGCCCGGTCCGGCGACGGCAGGCCCCGCTTACGCATCTCGTCTTTCGATTCGATCAGCACCTGGCCGCGGGCCGTGTACTTGTACCGGATCGCGCCCAACTGGGCGGCAAGGTCCTCGTCGGCCGGGTCGATGTCGATGTCGCCCTGTTCGAAGCGTTCCCGCACCGCCCACCACCACTCGGCGCGGGCGTTCGCGAAATGCTCCGGGTCCTGCGCGGCGGCGCCGGACTGCATGTCCAGCACGTCCACACCCTGCTCCACCAACTGGTCCACCACACCGGCGCCGACACCGACCCCGTCGACGCGGACCTCGTCGACGAGGTGGTTCCGCAGCGCTTCCACGACCCGGCCGGTGGTTTCCGTCGTCGACTGCCTCGCGTAGTCGCCGACGATGCGGGCGACCGGGCCACGCCGCAGGCAGAGCACGGTTCGGTCGGAGCCGAACCTGGCCACGTCCACCCCGAGCACACCCCACGGCCCGGGTGCCAGTTCCCGTTCCTGCGCGGCGCGGATCATCGCCGGGGTGATGAGAATGTCCTCGCCGATGTCGGGGAACTCGCCGAGCACCTTCGACACGTAGCGGGGGGACTCGACACCCCAGCGGCGTTTCTTGTCCTCCACCCAGTCCGGGTCCAGCAGCAGCGGCCGCAGGTCGTCGGGCACCTGCTCGTCGGTGAAGTTCGGGGTGTCGAACGCGCTGATGCGGATCGTGTTCCACCCCGAGCCGGGGGCGCACACCTTCGCGAACTCGGTCGCCGGGTCGTCCGGGTTCCCGATCGCGAGGATGCGGCAGTCCCGGTTAGTGGTGATCGCCTCCACCGCGGTCCACAGCTGCGCCGGCACGCCGCACGCCTCGTCGATGATCACAAGCACGTAGCGGCGGTGAATGCCCTGGAATCCGTACTCGTCGGTGTCCGCCGGCTTACGCCCCCAACCGACCAGCGTCCCGTCGTCTAGCTTCCACTCGTCGGACAACTGGATCTGACCCGGAAGCGGCGCACCGCGGGCGGCTGCCTTCCTACTCGCGGCGCGGATCTCCTCCCACAGGATCGCGTGGACCTGCGGATAGGTCGGGGCGGTGGAGACAACGAACGCCTCACCCGGCGGGTGGACGTCAGTCCACCACGCCGCAAGCCGCGACGCCACGTACGACTTGCCCGAGTCGTGGCAAGATTGGACCGCGGTCCGGCGGTTCGCCACCACCGACCGCGCGATGTCCTGCTGCTTCGACCACAACGTCTCACCGAGGCGGTCACGCACCCACCCGACCGGGTCGGAGCGGTAGTGGGCGACACGCTTCTCGTGTTCGCGGCGTTCGCGTTCAGCCTTCTGCTGGTGCAGGCGCCGCAGGTGTTTCAGCTTCGCCAGTTTCACCTGCGCCACCGAGTTCTGCGGTGAGCCTGGCGATCTCAGCGTCGATCGCGTCAAGAGTTACCACCTCGTGGCGGACCGGGGCGTCGAGGCCGAGAAGCTTGCAGCGACGGTCGACGACCTTCAGCACCGTTTCGATGGCCTTCAGGTCACCGGAGGCGGCGGCTGTCCAGGCGGCGGCCTGGAGCCTGTCGAGGCGGGCGAGTTCCTGCTGGCGGAGCACGTCGGCGCCTTGATGTTGCTCGACGAGACGGGCTTGTAGTGCCCGGTCGATGTCGGTGTAGGCGGCGCCACGGGAGGCGTAGCCAAGCCGCTGGGCGATGGTTTCGTAATCGACGCCGGCGAGCCGCATTGCGACGGCCTTGGCGCGCCGCTCGGCGGTCTTCGCGCGTTGTGCTTTCGATGCTGGCATATTCGCAAGGTCCTATTGGTTCGCCGGTTCGGTGGTAAAGTCCACCGCCTGGCCGGTTTCGGCGTGGACGGGTTTGGTGCCCGTGTGCTCTTGGTAGCGACGGCATATGACGTCGCAATAGGTAGGGCTGATTTCAATCCCGTAGGCCACGCGGTTTTCCTGGTGTGCTGCGATCAGGGTGGAGCCAGCGCCCATAAACGGGTCCAGCACGGTGTCACCCGAGTCGGAGTAGGCTCGGAGAAACCACGCAGGCAGGGCAACGGGAAACATCGCCTCGTGACGTACCGCCTCGTGCGACTTGCCGAGACGTAGAACGTTCCCCGGCAGAGCAAGCCCCTGCTTACGCTCAACGTCTGATCCCGACCATGAGATTGGGTTGCCGGTGCTGGCCGGCGCGAGGTCGCCTGTGTAGTTGAACGCATCGGCTGACTCGATACCGTTGGCCAGCGGGTTGAACTTGATCCTCCGGTTGGCGCTGAAGTGGAAGATCGGCTCGAACTGGTTCTTGTGCCGGTTATCCCAGGTCCCGGGTAGACCGTTGTGTACCCAGATCAGCTCGTCAACGAAGCGCCAACCCCACCGCCGCACATGTGCGATGGTCAGGTCCTTCACGTACAGGTGCCGCACGCCATCTTCCGAGTGTTCCTTGATGTTGACGAACCACGATCCGTCGTCGGCGAGCACCGCTCGGATGTTGGCTTGGACCTTCTCGAACCAGTCCACGTACTCGTCAGGGTGGATGGGCTTGAACCCAGACGACTCGTCGTATTTTCGCTGCGATGCGTAGGGCGGGCTGGTGAAGGCCACGTTGATGCGAGTGTCGCCAACCAACTTCGCAACGGTTTCGTAGTCGCGACAGTCTCCGCAAATGATGCGGTGCGGGCCAAGGAGCCAGACATCACCGGGTTGGCAGATGGGGTTCGCGGGTGGCTCGGGAGTTTGGTCCGGGTCTTCGGCTGGCGGCAGGACCTCCGGCGGTGGGGCGATCAGGGCGTCGACATCTTCCTGGGTGTACCCGGTGCCGTCGTAGTCACCGTCGAGGTATGACAGCAGTTCGGCTAGGGCGTCCTCGTCGTAGGTGCCCAGCTCGGCGATCCGGTTGTCGGCGAGGTTGATTCGCCGGGCTTCGTCGTCGTCGCAGGTGATGACCTCGCACCGGGCGGTGGTGTGTCCTTCGGCTTTGAGCGCGTCGCGTGTGTGGTTGCCGGCGAGGATGGTCAGGCTGTCGCCGTGTTGGCGAACGACGAGGGACCGGTACTGCCCGGTGCGGCGTATGGATGCCCGGATTTGGTCTACGCTGCCGCGGCGGGCGTTGCCGGGGAATTTGGTCAGCTGGTCAAGTGGGATGTCGCGGGTGGCGACGTAGGTGGCCGGCACGGGTCACCTCACCTTGCGATCTGCGACTGGGGTGGCTCGCCGCTCGGTGGTCGCCGCGCGTTGTGCTTTCGATGCGGGCGTGTTCGCAGGTCCTATTGGTTCGCGCGTTGTCTCTGCTCCCGGGCTTCGAGAGCTTCGCGGATGAGGATACGGACCATCTGTGAGCGGGAGCGTTCCTCGAGGTCGGCTTGGTGGTCAACGCGGTCGAGTTCGTCGGGATGCAGTCGTGCTGCGATGGAGACGGTGCGGCGATCGGCGCTGCGTGTGCTCACCTGTAGTCACTCCGTTAAGCTTGTGCCCGGTGGTTTACACTTGTGGGCTATGACTACAGGTGACCCTACCGGCGTGATCGTGACCTCGCCCGACGGCGAGCGTCACACGTTGTCACGCGGCAGGGGTGTTCGTGAGAACAGCGGGACACTGCTCGTGGTCGGTGACGACTGGGTGGAGCCGGTGGCGTTGTACCGGGACGGGCAGTGGTTGCACGCCGAGGTGGTCTACGACGACGGCCCTGTTCGGGCGGCTGCCGCGCGCAGGACGCGCACGAAGCGAGAGCCGGCTACCAACGGCTGAGGGCCGAGGTTTCATGCCGGTCCAGGCGCGGTGAAGTCGACCGGCTCGGTAGCGCCGCCCGGCTGTAACCGCTCTGGCGTGGTGCCTGTGTGCTCCTGGAATCGGCGGCAGATCACGTCCACGTACACCGGGTCCAGCTCGACCAGCCGCGCGGACATGCCGAGCTGGTGGGCGGCGATGAGGGTGGAGCCGGAGCCGCCGAATGGGTCGTAGACGAGGCCGTTCGGCGGGCACGAGTTGCCGAGCATGGCGGTGATCAGCTCGACAGGCTTCATCGTCGGATGGTCGGCGCTGCGGGACGGCTTCGGCACCTCGAACACGGTGGTCTGCGCGTTGTCGCCGTACCATCGGTCGCCGCCGCGGCCGAGGCGGCCCTCGCCGCCAGCGGTGAACCCGTACAGGATCGGCTCGTGCCGGTAGTGGTAGTCAGCGTGGCCGAGGACCATCACGTCCTTCACCCACACCAGGTTCTGGCGGAACTGCCAGCCGGCGGCGTTCAGTGAGCCTTCGAAGATGAGCCGGTAGATGTCCGGGTACGCGATGTACACCGACGCGCCGGGCTGGAGGGCAGCGGTGGCCACCGCCCAGGCACCGGCCAGCAAGTCAGGTAGCGCGTCGACGTTGGCGTCGTTCTTGATCGTCAGCGCTTCCCTGGTCTTGCCGACGTAGGCGACGCCGTATGGCGGGTCGGTCCACATGCAGTTGCAGCGGTCGCCAGCGAGCATGTCCTCCACGGCTGCCATATCGGTGGCGTCGCCGCACAACACCCGGTGGCGGCCGGGCAGCCACACAC